GGCAACTTCGGATACATCGCCGCATATCCCGCGGGGAACGCAATGCCCTCCTGCTGGATTCGCTTGTACCACGGTAACGGGCACACTGTCTTTTTGTCGGGGTACGGATGCGGAAAGGGCTCGTCCGCGTGATCGACACGTTCACAGAGAGGGATCAGAGGCACCTTGTGATCGCAGGAAGGCGTATCATTGGCGATGTAGTCGAGCACCCATGGTTCCGGCTCAAGAGGGCGGGTATTCCGTAGATTCTCCGCCAGGAACGGCTCGATGATGCGCTTGGCTTGGGCCTCCTTCGCATTCTCCCCACCCGGCGCCGTGCGTCCCGTCAGAAGCGGCAAGCCAATCGTCGACACCTCATCGGCAATCTTGTGATCAAAGTACACGATTCCATCGGGCGCCACCTGCTCTTCGGAGTACCGACTGGGGTAACCAAAGTACGCACCAATCGCTTTAAACATGTCCTCGCCCACCGCCTTTCGCAGCGAGGGGAGCTGGCGATATGCATGGAGCTGGCAGGAACCCCAGAGAGGGACGACGTAATCCGGATCGAAGGGCGCGTAGACTTCCTGACCACTGAGAATACGTATGGCTTTCTCTGTCATGTACGTAAACGCCAAATGGATGCGCAGGCGCATCCGCTTCTGAAGATCCCTGGTATAGCCCACCGAGGTCACATTCCAGTTGGTGACGAGATCGGGGAGCGGCTGACCGATCGGAAGGTGCGGGAGGGCCAACCCATGGAGGGCTTTAAAGAACGCGGATTGATTGGCCATCATCTGTCCGGCAGAATACGCCATGTCGTCCAACCATACGAGATCCACGGGCTGGTCGGGCGGGACCACTTGAAACAGATGCCAGAGTTGATAGATCGCCGTGCGGAGATAGGTCAGCACGATGACGCGGTCCAGGATCGTCGGATCCACGGTGGACAAGATCGCCAAGATGAATTCGGAGGAATTGTTAGGGGCGTAGGCAAACCAGGCGTTGGGGGGAAGCGTCCGATACAACCGCACCAGATCCCCGACGAACTGATCATGGGGCACGTAGTAAATGTTGTTACAGTACGCCTCGGCGGCGCGACGGCGCTTCTCCCCGCACTGGGCGGCGATCCATTCTCGACAGCCCATGGGGACTAACTGTCCCTTCCATGGTGGACCCTCTCGAAAGCGCGCCCCCCAGGTTTGGGAGACGCGACGGATACGAGCAACGACCTGCTGATGGGCTTCCTCGAACTCGGGAATGGCCGGTTGCTCGTGGAGCAGACGACGCACATCCGTGTCGATCATCTTGGAACGAAGGGCGTCGATCCACTCTCGATTCGCGTCGATCTTCTCGGGCGTCATCCCTTGGAGCCGCCGCACATCGTGCCAGAAAGGGGATTCACCGTCGTTGAAATAAAGCGGATCCATCTACTCCCGACCCATAAGAAATACTCGCCTCTGGTAGATGGCACGCTCAAAAGCCTTTGGACTCGGGGCAATGTTCGCCCTGCTTGTGGTATCTGTTCTGGTTCTCCCTGCGCTCGTTCGCTTCGTCGCGGGCCAAGAAGAACGCTTCTTGAATCCGATCGTTTCGGGCTTCCAAGACATGGCGCACGCGCAAGCGAAGGAGACGCGGGATCAAGTCCACGCGCAAGCCTCGGGACGCACCGCGGAACTCCCTGTCTGGCGTCCGGATCCTAACACCGACTATGTCTGCCGCTCACCCAACGGCGGCCCACCCTGCCCGGAGGGTACGTTTTGTGACGGTGCTTCCCAGTCCTGCGTCCCCTTGGCCGTCGGCGGGGACGTCCCGACGGAGGGGTACTACGCGTGAGGTGTCAGACGGTTTCTCCCCCGTCACACGCTCCTCGAGCTCCACCATCCAGTCGTGAAGTCGATCCAAGTACGAATACATCGCATACGCCACAATCAACCCACCTGTCGCCTCCCGCAACATGCTATATCGAAAGCCAAACCAGCCGTCCAACGGGAACGGCGCACGCTTGACCACATTACGCAGCAAATAGTACACCACACCGATCAAACCAAACACGGCGCTCAGACGCACGACGAGCATCGGCGTTGACACCTGCTGGACCGGATCGGCGGGGAGCGAACGATTCAAGAGCAGGGAGAGACCGGCCCCTAGAACGAAATAGATCACGGACATCAAGAAAATGGCCGTGATCTTTACGGCGTAGAATCCCACGGGTGACTTCATACTACCCTGTGGCCTCTTAAAAAACGGGGTAGACCTTCGCCTGACATCGGCCAAACCAGTAGACGAGCTCTGAAAAGGTACTGATGCGATTCCCGATAAAGTGTGTACAACGCGCCAACGTGTGCGCCTTCGTGACGGCGTACTGAATCGGCGACAGATGAGGAAGATGCGAGAGGACGACGAGGGCACGATCGGGATGCGTTCGGCTGAGAGCGGTGATGTACTCCTCTCGAGCCGTGGGACAATCGAACGAAAGGACGATGGTGCGTACCTCGGGATGACGACGGAGCACCTCGTCGATCTGGTTCAGGTACACCTCGGACGCGTAGGGGCGTTTCACGTCCTTCTCATGATCGGCCTTCCAGGTTCGAACCGAGACACCGAGAGAGGGCGCACCCGAAAACGCCTGATGCCATCGCTCCACCGTTTCCCCGACAATGGGCTTCCACTGGATCTTGTCCATCGCTTTCAAGATGCGGGCACGCACGCGGGGATGAACCAAGGCTGGATCGTAATACCAATCAATCCGCTTCTTACGAGAGAAATACCAGTGGAACAGGCGTGGATGGATGGGCTGGATGGACGTCTCTTCATTGGGTAAATCGTCCTGGTACTCGTCTTCGTAATACAGGAGATTGAAGCGACAGGTTACGATCGGTACTTGCTCTTTTGCGGTTGGTTGCGTCGGTTGCGTCGGTTGCGTCTGATGTGTCTGATGTGTCTGATGTGTCTGATCTTCGATAAACGCATCGTCGAGGACTTCATGGTACGCTCCATAGACGTAATCCGGCACGCAACGGATCTTCGTGTCGTCGTTGATGCTCAGTCCCGTGATCAGACACTTAAGAACATTGCCAATGCCTTGGCGGTCTTTATCGAATCCTGTAATGAGTAACTGGTAGTTCTCCATGATAGGATCGGGGAAACGATCAGGGGGAGGATGGACGCAACGGGGACTTAGGCATCTTTGGAGTCCGAGCCCGAGTCCTTCGAGTCCGAGTCCTTCGAGTCCGAGTCCGAGTCCACCTTCTCAATGGTCACCGTCGGCTTTTCTATCTTGCGCTGAAGCGCCAAATCGCCCTGTGCGCCAAACAAACCGCCATAGGTCTCTGAAGCCGACGCCGACGCCGTGCTCGCGCCATACACCTGCTTGTCCGACTTGGTGCGCTGCTCAAAGAACTGCTCGCGAGAGTCCTCGTTTTCGCGGTACTTCTTCATCAACGTGTTCAGCTGATCATTGTTGTACTCCTGCTCCTTGACCTCGTTTGGCGACGGATCCCACGGCGTCCACTTGCCGACTTCGGCCAAGAAGATGTTATGATACTTGTCCTTGTTCTGGAGCTTCTTTGCTTTGATTTCCGCCTCCTTGGCATTGCCGAAGACACCGCGGACCTTCAGGCCGCGAATGCTCGTGCGGAAGTCATTGGCCGCATAGAACTCCTCTTCCAACTTCGACTTTTGCGCGTAGAGGAAGTCATCGTAGGCCTCGACAATCTTCGTCTTCTGGATCTCGGCCTTGTTCCTCTGGAGGAATCCCTGATAGTCTCCGAGGACGTCATCGAGACGGAGGCGATGGCTACGGCATACCTGGGCTGCGTCGGACTGATCCGCCTTCTCCAAGGCGACGGCGCGCTCTTCCAGTTGCGCGTTGACGGCGGTCAGGGTGTTCACCAAATACTTTTCCAGGTTCTTCGTCTTCCATTCCACTTCGTAGCTTTGGAGGAAGCGCTGGAAAAAGTACAACTCCTTCTTGTCTAAGACTTTCTCCGGACTCAGGAAGCTCAGGAGGACGAAACGCTGACCCGGGATCTCCGTGTCCTCGTCCAGGAAATCTTCTACGGTGGGGGCGGCGGTCGGAGTGGCGGTGGCGGTGGGGTGGCTCATTGATGGGGAGGCAGTGGAAGGACGGCTTTAGACTCCTTTAGGGCGGTCGATGTTTTTTCTCCGGATGGAATATAGACCAAATGATGAGCTACGGATTTGCCGAAATGATCAACCGCGTGATCAAGTACCTGATTGAGGGTCTCGTCGTGGCCGCTGCGGCCATTTTCATCCCGAAGCGCTCCCTGCCGCTGGATGAGGTCATCACCCTCGGTGTCCTCGCCGCCGTCGTGTTCGCCATTCTGGACGCTGTGTCGCCGTCAATGGGCGTCACTAGCAGACAGGGCGCCGGACTGGGAATCGGCTTCAAAATCGCGGGCTTCCCGATGTAATACAATAACACGACTCCCCTAACCCCCACCTATCCATTTTCTACATCACCAAAAAAACGTCATGACCCCCCTCGTTCTCCAAAACACCAAAACGGGCTATTTCTCGAAGTTGGTAGACTTCAAGACATCTCCCCGGCTCCCTCCGGCTCCGTCGTGCCTCTTCGGCTCCACTCACGCCTAACAAGCCTCACGGCTGAATCACCTCGTACGCGACACCCAAACCCTCAATGTGCGCCCCATACACTTCTTTGCGGCTGATAAAGATCACCTTGCCTTCCTGCGCTCCCTGCGTTCCTTGCGCTCCTTGCGCTCCCTGCGCTTCCACGCGCTTGATCTGCTCCGTCAACACCGCTTTCCAGTTGTACTCGTCCTCCCACACTTCGACTTGGTAGATGTGGATCACCGTGTATCCCTTCGCCACCGCATAACGCATTTTCTCGATGTCTTTGGCTTGAACGCGTTCCGGCGCTTCCCAGTTGGAGACTTGTTCGAAGTGCTGCGCACCATCGAGCTCGATCAGGACCTTCATGTCCTCGAGACCAAAGTCGAAGGGCATTACACGGTTGGTTTCCGAGAAGCGACACCAGTCGTAGCGGATTTCGGTTCGGCAGGCTGGATGTTCCTCTTGGAGGAAGGCCAGAACCTTCGACTCGCTCTTGCGAATACAGTAACGGCACCAGCCTCGAGCAATGCCCGAGAGGGCGATGTCGAACTCGGAATGACACACGTCGCAGTCGAAGATCGCCTTTTTGTCGGATCGTCTGAACGTCATTCGCGGGTTCAGTGTGTTCTTTGGACTCCAGCACGACATCCGCGGATCCGATGCGAAGGAGTTCTGAAAGCAGAAGGTACAGTCTTCGGCAGGGCAGAGCCTCTGATGGGCACAGTAGGGACAAGCAGAACCATTATGGCTGACGTGATTCGGCGATGTTCGGAAGGTGTGATGACACTCCCGACAGTCGAACTCGTAGTGTTGGTTTGACTGTAAGAACACCTGTCGCGGCGTCTTCTTGTTCTTCGGCGACCATTCGACCGCCATGCGATCGTGATTCGCACACGAGAGCTCCAAGCACGACTTACATTCGTCATCACAGAGCTTCTGATGAGTACAGAAGGGGCAGTATTCGCGTTCTTTCGTCATCGAGTACGGTACCGTATGGAAGTCGTGGGCGCACGTGGAACACTGGAACCAGTACTTATTGTCATTTCCACGACTTACCTGTCGAGCCGTCTTCTCGTTTCGCAGGGACCACATTGCGCCCATCGGGTGCGACGCCATGGAGTTCTCAAAACAGGGAGTACACTTCTCGTCATCGCAGAGCTTGCCTCGATTACAATACGCACACCATCCACCTTGATCAATTCGGTTCAGAGGCAGAACCAGTTCATGGCCGCATCCCGCACAGTCAAACCAGTACTTTTTGTTGCTGCTCTTCAGCACCTCATGTGCCTTCATCGGATTCTTCGGAGACCATTCGGCCGCATGGGGATGACCCGCAAAGGATCGAGGCACGCACACCGCGCAGCTCACCTTACCACACAACTTCTTTGAACGCTCGGAACAGGCCATGGTTTGATCCGTTCCAAGCGTGGCGAATACCATCGATTTTTTCTTGAGCGTGCGTCGATCCGCGAAGCGCCGAGGTCTTTAGGTTCTCTGGTCAATCTCTGTCGCGCCCTTCACGGTCTTTATGTTCTCTTTACGGTCTTTACGTGCTCTGTCAAGCCGCATCAAGCCCCGAGGTCTTTAGGTGCTCTGTCAAGTCGCATCAAGCCCCGAGGTCTTTAGGTGCCCTGTGGAGCCGCATCAAGCCCCGAGGTCTTTAGGTGCCCTGTGGAGCCGCATCAAGCCGCATGCTCTTTAGGTGCCCTGTGGAGCCGCATCAAGCCGCATGCTCTTTAGGTGCCCTGTGGAGCCGCATCAAGCCCCGAGGTCTTTAGGTGCTCTGTGGCCGCTATCGCTGTGCCCTCGCGCTCTTTACGTGCCCGATCCAGCCGATCCAGCCGATCCAGCCGATCCAGCCGATCCAGCCGTTTCCTCCCGATCCATTGCCCCAAAGAGCATCATCCCTTCGCGGAACAGACGCACATCGCTCAACAGTTTCCGAGCGAGTGCTTTGGTGTCATACTGGCGATACGCAGCCAGAAACCAGAGACTGCGATTATGCGCTTTCCAGCGTTCGTACTGCCGCCAGTCGGAGCAGATGCTACGGTACAAGTGATAGAGCTCCTGTTTGTACGCCTGTCGAGAGGGAAGCGCATGCGAGGCCTCTTCCGTGCCATCAAACACGAGGGTCAACCAACGCAGCCAGCGTTCCAGTTGGAGCATGTCGAGCTCCTTCTCTTCGTCCTGTGACGGCGTTGGACGTGTCATAACCCGTTGAATCTGCTGTGTCGCCACCACGCCGACTTGCTTGACCAGAAAGTGATAGAGCAAATCCGTCTTCTTTGGTGGAACGATAGAAAATGGGGGAGGGGCGGCGAGGCGGCGAGGCGGCGAGGCGATTAGAGCGTCGTTGGGACATACTGCCAACGCATATCCTTACAGATCAACTCCCACGTCTTGTCCTGTAGGTAGAGCTTGTCGCGGTTCTTCAGCAATGGGAAGCACGCTAAGTACTCGTCCATCTCCAGCAGCTCGCAGAACTTGTACAAGACGTAGCCATACGACAGGAAGTTACGACGACCCTTCGGACAATGCTTCTTGAACGAGGGCTGAATCTCTCGGAACATGTGGCGTAACTTCTCTTCATCCTCACGGGACATAAAGGGCGCGTTCTGGCCGTTGAGGCGATTGATGATGTGCGGGATGTGTTCGTAGTACTTCGAGCACTTCATCTTACGTAAGATCTCTCGGAGCTTGGTGGGCTTGAGCGCGGACATGTTGGTAATGCGCTCCTTCTTGAGCTGAACGAGAATCTCGTCGTAGATCTCTTGCGGGATCTCCGTGCTCTCCTTGGCTTGGAACTGTGCCAACCATTCGTTAAAGTGATTGATCTTCTTGTATGCGTAGTACGAGACCTCGCGGGGCGGATCTTTATAGGATGGCTTGTCCGAATCCACTAAGATGAACTCTTGATCGCCGCACTTTGAACACGTCAGATTCGCCTCGTTGAGGCACATGATCATTTCGCTGTTACACTTGCTACAAATCGTCCAGGGATCGTCGTACAGGTCACTGGTGTTACGGACCATGGCGGGGTCTTCCAGTTGGAGGTATTCATTAAGAAGTTGATTGCGATGGAGTCCCTTGGATTCGGGTGTGTCTTTGGTCTCGGTCTCCCCGCGCGCCTGTTTCTCCTCCTGGGCGACCTCTTCCAACAGCGCGAGAATCGAACCCGGCTTGGCCTTCGCGGAACGGTAGGTCGTCCCTTGCTGGATCTGATCCTGTACATCGTAGTACTGGGAAAGGATGTCGCCGGTTCGAAGGAAGTAGTCCATGAGCTCGGTGCCTTTCTCGATGGTCTGGATCTTCTTGTCGAGCTGTTCCATGTCCCGTTCCAGTCGCCAACGCTCCATGTCGGACGTCGTCTGCTCGAGGGTCTGACGGAGCTGCTCGCGCTTGTCCTTGTACTGCTGGATCTGCTTCTGATCCTCGAGCAGCCCCTGAACCTTCTGCTGATGGATGGCGTCGAGGGTGGTGCGGGCTTCGGGATTGCTGCGCTTCGAAGTCTTGACCTTAAAAAAAGCACTGTCGCTCATTACTCCAAGGTGGAGGAGAGGGTATTTAAATCCTCTTCTTCACGTGTCAGCGTCAGCGTCAGCGTCAGCGGCAGCGGCAGCGTCAGCGGCAGCGTCAGCCTCTTCATTGTCCTCCTGATCGCCATAGAAGAGGTAGGTGTACGTCAGGGGCTCCTCGGGCGGCACGTCCTGGTAGTACTGGATCACCTGGATGAGCTCGTGGATGCGCTCGTCCATCTCCTCCTTGTCCATCTCCATCTCCCCGTTGACAATCGGGAACGGTGACGGGTGCGTGACGCCGTCGAGCGTGTACCCATCGGGGTTGAAGCGGAGGAAGACCGTGTTACGCGCGCCGAGATCCGCGTAGAGGTCCACCATGCGCTTCTGCTCGCAGGTATAGTTCGTGTGACGGAATTCGTCGATCTCGATGATGACGCAGTAAGATCCATAGTCGATGAGGATATCCGGGCGGTACTTGGTACAGCCGTCCTCGATGCGCTTGTCGCAGCGGAGCGTGAGGCTGTCGCCAAAGTGCGCTTTGATCGCATCGACGACGTAGTGCTCCTTGAGACGGAAACGACGGGGGACGGGCTCGTCGGGATGGAGCACGCAGTAGCAGTGGAAGCAGTAGGGCTTCCAGCGGGATTTGCGGACGTCGACGTACTTACAATTCTGGCAGGCGATGGAGGGGTTACAGAGGCAGCAGGTGGAGCGTCGTAGACCGTGGCAGCAGGTTTGCGAGCCGTGACATAAGGGGCATATTTCCCGATAGCGAAGATGGGGACACAGTTTCGATGGGTTACACTCGGCGCAGTAACCATTTTTGCGCTTATGAACACAGAATGCCTTTGGATTACAGATCTTACAGTGTTCTTTTCGGATCTTGTGGTCGCACAATGACCGGCCGTCACATGAGGCGCATCGATACTTGATCTTTCCGTGACTACAGAACTGATTTGATCCGCATTCACGGCATTCGCTCTTTTCTTTTCCGTGTTCGCACAGTCTCCAATTGCTACATTCATGGCATGTGCCGCGTCTCTTTCCGTGATCGCAATACGTACCACCAGCACATTCACGGCATTTCGTACGGATTCTCTTGTGTTGGCATCGACTACCGCTTCCACATTCAGTACAATTTACTCGTAGCTTATCGTGCTGGCAATAGGCCCGGCCGTCACATTCCTTACATAACTCTCGTAGTTTCCCGTGATCACACCGTTGCGCGCCTTTACAGATCTTACAGCGGCGCGCATACGCATTGTGCGGGCAGGATCCGCCCCCTTTACATTCCATACAGTGGTATTCGATTTGGCCGTGGGGGCACCGACGGCTGCCATTACATTGAGCGCATCCGCTTCGCATTCGCAGGTGGTCACACACTCCGCCGCCTTTACATGGGACGCAGTAGTACTTCTCACTACCATGTTCACAGCGGATCGGTTCCTTCTGTGCTTTTGATTTCTGTTTACCAGCCTCCTTCTCTTCATCTGGCTCTTCAAGCTCCTCTTCCTCGTCGCTATCTCCGTTCTTACAGCGACGGCAATATGATCGGTATCGATTATGGCGGCACCAGTTCTCCGGATGGCAGACCTTACAGGTCCGTGCGATCTTGAAATGCTGGCACCGTCCCGGGCCAGAGCATGGGATACAGTAATATGGGATATTACCGTGCTCGCACTTCTTGCGCTGATGCTTGCCTCTGACCTTCTGCGGTACGGTCTGCTGCGGGTCTTGTGGTAGGTCCTGCGGTATCGGATTGTCCATGTCATCACTTGGGCCTGTTTCCTTGTCGATCTCTGCCGCTGCCATCTCTATCGCACGTATCTGATCGCTTGACAGGCCGTCACTGGAGTAATACGGCTGCTTATCGTGGGGGCACAGCGGTCGCTGGTACTTAGGCTTAGCAGGTAGTTCCGGAAGCGGAGGCAGTTCGGAGAGAGGTTTAGAACCCTTCTTGGCCCTGCCCTTCTTTGGAGCGGGTGCCTTCTCCTCCACGGCCTTAGGGGCTTCCGGTGCCTTCTCATCGAAGAGCTCAACCGCTTGGTTGGCCGCCTTCTGCGCCTCGAGCTGTTTCGCCGTCACAGGCTTCTTGATCTTCGAGGGCAGCGAACGAGGCGCAATGGGCGCGATAAGAGATGCTTCCGGCTGGACGGTGTTCATAGTGGACATCGTATGCGTAATGGAGTCACTTGGGATCCTGGAAGCCTAGAGTGTAGTGGATAGCCCCGTCAATTTTTCTCCCCAGGGGGGGGGTCCGAGGCCGGGCTGGCGCCCGGTCCGTGTGTAATCATTAGAAATTTTTTCTAGTCTTTAAGTATAACCGCTTAAAGTGACTGGAGGAGGGTTGATGCAGTTGGTCGCCTATGGCGCCCAGGACGTGTATTTGACGGGAAACCCTCAAATCACGTTCTTCAAGGTCGTTTACCGTCGTCACACTAACTTTGCCATGGAGTCCATCGAGAACCCGTTTAACGGTGCCCCGAACTTCGGCAAGAAAGTGACGTGTACCATCCAGCGCAACGGTGATCTGATTCACCGTATGTACCTGCAAGCGACCCTGCCGCAGGTGGCCCTGCAGCCGTCCGACGGTTCGGGTGCCCAGTTCCGCTGGTTGAACTGGATCGGTCACAATCTGATCGACTACGTCGAGATTGAGATCGGTGGTCAGCGCATTAACCCTATCGGTGCGGAAAAGTATCCCTCCCCTATCGCCTGTTGTGCGGCATAGGGAGAAACAAGGTTCGTAGGACACAACCTCCGGCGAGCTGACCCCTCGCACACAAGGAGTCTACAGATGCTAGTCTGCCTCTTGTCTCATGAAGCCAAGGACAAGAAGGCGGGCGACACTTCCAAATTGCTAGAACCCCCTAAAGCTCGCGGGTACCAAGTAGACGCCGAAAGGTGTCTATGGCAGAGATTCGAACTCTGGAATGGTAAACAAACGCCTCAAAAGGCGCTGTTTAACAATGGCCACTATGTGACCATCGGTAACAATCCCCGAGATGGCGTTGCTTTTGAAAAGCAACTGAAATGGGCAACCAGCAGCCAAGGTCCTACCCCCGCATCTGCCTCGGCAGAAGATCAGGGGACGGACAAGGTTCAACGACTAAACGCCAGTGGGCCGGATGCAGCTGATCACTGCACATGAAGGCTTAAGATATAGTCTGGACCTCGATGGAAACACGAGGATTGGAGAAGAACACTGTTACGCCAGCAGTGTTAGCTTTTCTAATGTAAAACATTTTCCCGATAAACACTATGGCGATTGGCTTCACATTTGGAACGAGCTGACCCAGGAGCCCGGCAAGCAGGCCGGTTATGCCAAGATGGTCGGCAACGTTCCCGAGCTGACGAACCTCCTGTACCAGGGTGGTTCCGCTTGCGACAATGACTGCTATGGCGGTGAGCCGCTGACCTCGGAGGTGGTGACTTCCTGCGCCCCGATGTACACCCTGTACATCCCGCTGCAGTTCTGGTTCTGCCGCAACCCGGGTCTGGCCCTGCCTCTGATCGCCCTCCAGTACCATGAGGTGCGCATCAACCTGGAGTTTAACTCCCTGAACAACCTGTGCTGGGACTACTCGAACTCGGCGGACCCGCACGCCATCCGCAACCGCGTCGGCCAGTGCGGTCTGGCGGCGGCCTCCCTGTACGTCGATTACATCTACCTGGACACCGACGAGCGTCGTAAGTTCGCTCAGGTGTCGCACGAGTACCTGATCGACGTCCTCCAGTTCACTGGTGGTGAGTCCATCACTTCTTCGGCCAACAAGCTGAAGTTGAACTTTAACCACCCGTGCAAGGAGCTGATCTGGGTCGTCCAGCGCGACTCCTACGTGTCGTGCGACGACAACGTCATCAACCCGTGGAAGGGTCAGCAGCCGTTTAACTATTCGGACTGGTGGGACCGCTCCGTCCTGGAGTCCGGTTACTCCGTCACCCGTGTGGAGGGCATGGCCGGTCGCAACCCGGTCATTACTGCTCTGCTGCAGCTGAACGGCCACGATCGCTTCCAGGTTCGCGATGGCAACTACTTTAACTTGGTGCAACCGTATCAGCACCACACGAACATTCCGGCTGTGGGCATTAACGTGTATTCGTTTGCTCTGCAGCCTGAGCAACATCAACCGTCCGGGTCGTGTAACTTGTCGCGTATCGACAACACTACCCTGCTGTTGACGGTGTCGAACAATGCGGTCGGCACCAATCTGTCGTCATCCGTGCGCGTTTATGCGACCAACTATAACGTGTTGCGCGTGATGTCGGGAATAAACCAATGGTTTCGAATGATGATCGTGTGTCTTTGGACACATCTGATTATGATTCAGCATACCTCCTGTTCCCAACAGCTAGCTGCCTCTATTGTGATAGAGGGTAAACAGTGTTTCTAGCTAGTGGTGGTCTCGAAAGAGATCGCTGCAAGACAACCTGGTTGCGGAAAATTTCTTAGAGCTTCATCTACTACTATCCGACTGGAAACTGTCGGATATACTCGGGGTAATGACCTAGAGCATAGTAAAAACGATGAAGATTGGATCATCCGCAGGCGAGTTCCTAAAGCCGTCATGATAGGCAATGGAACCGTTTCAGAGACTGCAAAGGTGTCGGTATTCAATGAGGGCTTAATCAACCTGAGAATGCTTAAGGTACAGTCCA